ACCTCCGCCCGGTCTGGAACAACTGCCCGCCCGTGAAGGCGCGTCTCTCGGGCGACGACCTCGACAGGTCGACCACCGCGGACTTCGACCGCATGACGCTCTACTGCCGCGGCATCTGGAACGAGGCGAACCTTCAGCGACTGTCCCTGCGTTACACCATCGCCGACGAGTGCTGGATGGCGCCGCCCGGACACTTGGCCGAACTGAGCGCGCGCGTGACGGCGTTCGGCTGGATGGGCAAACGCATCTTCCTATCCCAGGGCGGTCGGGCTGGGCAGGAGTTCCATCAGCTGCACGAGACGACCGACCAGCGTGATTGGAACATGAGGTGCCCGAAGTGCGACCACCTTCAGCCATGGGTCTGGGAACAGATCAGGTTCCCCGAGGACGCCAAGTCGACCGGCACATGGGACTTGCACAAGGTCAGCGTCGGCACGACCTACGAATGCGCGGCCTGTCGCACGCACCTCCCCGACACTAACGCCAGCCGTCTCGAGGCCAACGCCCGCGGAACCTTCGTAGCCACATCCGTCGCCGCCAACTCCGGGCACATCGGCCTGCATTGGAACAGCCTTGCGACGATGAGCTGGGGCGAGTTGGGCGTCCTGATGCTCAAGGCCAAGGAGGCCAACGACCAATACGGCGACGAGGAACCGCGGCGCATCTTCAAGCAGAAGCGACTGGCCATGCCCTGGAGCGAAGAGGGCGGCGAGATGGTGGCGCTGGCGGAGGCCGCCAACTACAAGATGTCAGACCCTTGGGACGCGGAGGCCGCGATCACGCCGAAGGCCCGCGTCGTCGAGCAGAAGGACGCCGTGCCCGGGAGCATCCCTTTCCGCACGATGGGGGTCGACGTCCAGCGTGGCCACTTCTGGGTGACTGTCCGCCGCTGGGCTAAGACCGGTCATAGCCGCCTGATGGCCTTCGCCCGCATTGACTCATGGGGCAACGTCGAAGCCTTCGCCAAGCAAATGGGGGTCCATAATGCCATGATTTTGGTGGATAGCGGAGACAACACCCAAGAGGTCTACCGCGAGACAGCCAAGCGGAACTGGAAGACGGCCAAGGGCTCTGGCTCCGACGACTTCGCCGTGACCGACAAGACCGGGAACACGACCCGCCGCTTCTATTCCGAGAAGCAATCCATCGTCGTCCCTGGCATCCCGCAGCGGGCCATCCTGATCGTCCACTCGGCGACCGCAGGCAAAGACCTCCTGCACGGCCTCCGGGCTCGCCGCGTCTGGTCCTACGCCCTCGACGCCACCCCCGAGTACGTCGAGCAGTTGTCAGCCGAAGTCCGCATCAAGGACAAGCGAACCGGCAAGCCCTTGTGGATACTTCCCCAGGGCAAGAAGGATAACCATGCTCTCGATTGCGAAATCCTCGCCTTGCTGGCCGCCGTGCGCTGGGGCATCGCCGGGCGGGAAACTGCCGAAACCGACTTGCCTTCCGAATGACCATTGGCACGCTATATGCAAGGGTGCGTCGTTTAGTGTCGTGGGAGGAAGAGACTCATGGCGTGGGCTGGGCGGCGCACCCCCCTTACGGCTTCCATTCTCGGCAAGTTTAAATGGCTCAAGGACTATTCATCGGCCTCACTGAATGCGAACTCCTTGCGATCAAGGAGAAGGCTGTCGCCCTAATTACTGAGGGGAAGACCCTCATGAGTTACTCTGACAGCGGTTCGAGCGCCAGCCGCCAGATGGTCTTGCCCGCCAAAGAAATGTTGAGCGAGGCCCTACTGGCCCTATCGAGGCTAGACCCTGCCACCTACGGCTATCGTCGCACGATCATCTCGACCGACTGGCAGAACCGTCAGGACTAATTTCCATGGCCATCCGCAAGAAGATTAAGACCGTCAGCCTGCGTCCCAAGCCGGCCACGCATGCCCCGACCGCTCCTACGCCGCAAGCCTCCTACGGCGATTGGCAGAGCATCGGCGTGACGCGTGCCCGCCGTGCGGCCTACGGCGCTGAACCGCGTGACCTCCGCCGTGACCTGACTCCTTACGACCGCCTGACGATGGTACGCAAGTGCCGTTGGGCCGAGCGTAACTCCGGGCTGTTCAAGCAAATCCTCGCGGACATCTGCCTCTACACAGTGGGCGACGGCATCAAGCCCCAGAGCCACGCGTCGACCCCTGAGATGCAGGAACGCTACGAGGCTTACTTCGCCGAGAAGGCCAAGCGCATCGACATCACGAACCGCTTCTCGTTCTACCAGGCTCAGTCCATCCTCCTCCGCGGCATGATCCGCGACGGTGACTCGTTCGCCGCCAAGGTGCGTAACGGCGCCGGGGAAGCGAAACTCCAGCTGATGGAAGCCCACCGCGTCGGCGACCCTCTCGAAGGCAAGGTGCCCGAAGGTATGCACGACGGCATCCAGTTCGGTCCCTATGGCGAGTACATCGCCGTGAACATCTACCGCTCCGACGGCTCGTCCCGCCAAATCCTCGCCCAGTCGATGATGATGGTGGTCGACCAGGAGTATGCGTCCGGAGCCCGTGGCGTCCCGCTGCTCCAGCACTCCATCAACTCCATCCAGGACGAGATGGAAATCTTGGCCCTTGAGAAGCAGGCCGTGAAGGACAACGGAGACGTGACCCGCATCATCAAGAAGGCGGGCGGCATCATCGACGGCGACATGGCCAACGAACTCGGCGCGACGGGTGCCGGTTCCTACTCCAACCTCGCCAACACGATGGGCGGCAAACTCATCGCCCTTGAGCCCGGGGAGGACATGACGTCCTTTCAGAGCAACCGCCCGAACGCCACCTTCACCGGCTTCCTCGCGGCGCTCGAACGCGACATCAGCATGGGCGTCCTGCCTTACGAGTTCGTCGGCGACTCCTCGAAGCTGGGCGGCGCCACCGTTCGCCTCATCACGGCCAAGGCTGGCCGCGTCTTCTCGAAGTATCAGACCATCATGATCGAGAACTTCTGCGTTCCGACGTGGGGTTACATCATCGGCCAAGGCATCGCCGCCGGCGAACTGCCTGACGACCCGGATTGGAACCGCGTATCCTGGACGACCCCGAAGTCCGTCACTGTCGACGCAGGCCGCGAAGCCGCGAATGACCGGGCAGACGTCGAGATGGGCCTTCTGTCCATGTCCGAGCTCTACGCCCAGCGCGGCCTAGACTTCCGCACCGAGATGCAGAAGCGCGCCGCCGACATGGTCCACATTAAGGACTTGGCGGAAGAGTACGGCATCCCGTTTGAACTGCTGTTCCGCCCGTCCAACACCCCGGTCGGCACGATCAGCGGCGACGTGGAGGAAGGCCCCGAGTCTCCCGAGATGGAAGACGAACCCGCTGACCAGGAAGAGCCCGAAGAGCTCGACCAACCCGCTTCCTAATTTCATCATGCGTTTCCTTACCAACGGACTGTCGGGCCGCGAGCCCCTCCTCATCGACCCGACCAAGGCCAAGGACCACGCTGTCCTCGCTGAGAAGTTCGGCTTCACCGATATGCTCGCGCAGCTCTTCGGCGTGGCTCCCAAACCCTACGTCGTGGACGGCATCGGGATCGTGCCGCTGGTAGGGGTCATCGGGAAGGGCTTGTCCCCGCTCGAGAAGATGATGGGCGCCGTGGACGTGAACGAAATCTCCGAGGCTCTGGACGCGTTCGCCACGAACCCCGAGGTCGAGAAGGTCGCCCTGCAAATCTCTTCCCCTGGCGGCACGGTCACCGGCGTGGAAGAACTCGCCAACAAGGTCCGCAACTTCGGCAAGCCTACCCTCGCTTACACGGACTCCGAGATGGCCTCCGCCGCCTATTGGATTGGCTCCGCTGCCGACCGGGTTGTCGCCAGCCCCTCCAGCACCGTAGGCTCCATCGGCGTCTACATGGCAATTCCTGACTACTCCGAAGCCGCCAAGATGGCGGGCATCAAGATGGTCGTAATCAAGTCCGGCAAGTTCAAGGGCGCTGGCATCGAAGGCACGAGCCTCGACGAAGGCCAACTCGGCAACCTTCAGGCCGGGGTCGACACGATCCACGCCGAGTTCAAGGAAGCCGTGAACATGAAGCGAAAGATGGTGAAGGCCGAGGCCATGGAAGGCCAGACCTTCTCCGGCAAGCAGGCCGCCGCCCAGGGCTTGGTCACTGGCTTGGCCGACTCTTTCAACGACGCCCTGCGTTCGTTCTAATTCCATTAACCGCAAATCTAAGATGACCATCGAAGAGCAACTCCTCGCCGCCACCGCCGCTGTCTCTGGCCTCACCGCCGAACGCGACGACCTCCGCACCACTGTCGAGAAGATGACGGTCGGCGTCTCTGCCGAACTCGAAAGCCTCAAGGTCGAAGCCGCGTCCAAGGACGCCAAGCTCGCCGAAC